GTCTTCTACCGTCCAGTTGTATACTTCATTAACTTTTTGCTTTAACTCTTCCATCATCTTCCAACTCCTCCGCTTTCCGTCTTAATTCTCATATCAGCCTCCTAAGCATGGACTACTGGGAAATGAATATCACCAATCACTAGAGAGCCCACGCTATAATAATAGCCATTATGTTCTGCCTCACAGTTAGCGATAGCTACAGGATTTTGATTGTGGAAGATGGTTACTTTGTTTTTATAACCCGCTCCCCAATGGTCAGGGATTTCTTCCTGTTCTCCAATTTCAACATTAGTGATTACAGCGTCAAGTGAAACATTTTGAAACTCCCCACCTGCTGAGGCACAGCAATCACTTTCAGACATTTCAATAGTGACTTTTGTCCCATCTTCAAGTAGTAAAAAATCTTTATCCCATTCCACGATACGCTTATAGAGCAACAGCTCTTTTAGTTCTTCTAATGTTCCGTATCTTGCATTTCCCCAATCGGGTTCATAATAGTCTGGTAGTTCGATAGTTTTTGTCATCTTAATTTCCTCATTTCTTCAAATACTCAGTCATAATCTCGCCTCATGCGTTCCATTCCATGACCTCCACCTCTACCTCTATGCGAGGGTTTAAGCTGTAGAACTTGCCTACATCATGCAGAGCTATCTGACCGTCGTCTTGGAATACGATCCCTGACATACTGTCATATAGGGCTTTTTCGTAGTTGTCAATGTCAGGCTTTTTGCCTACTGGGATGATTTCATCTAGGAGGGCCTGCTGGTTCTTCTTGACCTTGGAAATGTACTGAGGAGGTTTGATGTAAAATCTAACCTTTGCCCTCAGTGCTCCCTCAAGAATAGGCTGCCCCATGTACTGATTAGCAATCAGCAACTGGCAGTTATTGCGCCAGGATTTCATGTCCTTGTCTTCGTAAGTAGTGGTAAAATTCCCACGCCTCGCAAATCGCGGCCGTGATTGAGGTTTAGGCTCAATGTTTAGGGTTAATTTCATTCAAGAGCCCCCTTAAATCCTGCCATCTCAAAGAGATTTTTTCTGTTTTCGTTTACGAACTCAAAGAATTTTTTAACCTCTTGTAGCGTCTTGATGTTGCTCTTGACTCGTGTTAATGAAGTGAAAAATACATCATTTTTGGGAATTGCCTTAGCTTTACACTTGTAGACCGGTTCAAAAAGGTCACCATTGTCATCTAGTGTAGGAGCCGTGTCTTTGTTATCAAAGCTAATGCTCATATCATAGTTTAGAGTCGTAACGACCTCTATTTTTTGTTTCTCAATGATGATAGCAATACGTTCTGTCACATTGATTTTACTTGCCATGTTCTTTCTCCTGTTAAAAAAGTGTCGTTTGCAAAGGGTACACATCTTCAAACGGTACTCCAAGTCTTAGACAGTCTCGTTTGATGTCCAGTGTAGAGATGACGTACTTGACGCCGTTGTTTTTCTTGTCATAGTGTGGAAAAGTGTACCCGTCATTTTCAATTTTGGTTTTAATGTCCGTTTTGGTTTCAGGTTTCCAATCCACCCAATCCGTCCACTCCATTCTTGTCCTCCTCAAACTTTACAAACGTTAGCCAGTGTGTGGTGCCTCTTTGCTGACCAAATAAGGGCTTGAATGGTATCACCTCTAGTAATTTCTTTACATTTATCTGACGGTCAGACCATTTAAAGACTAGTGTGCCGCCAACTTTTAGAACTCTCAGACATTCTTCAAAACCCTTGGCCAAATCTTCCGACCAGGTAACTTTGTCCAGCTGTCCATACTGAGCTTTCATTATCGAATTAGGTCCAGCCCATTTTAGATGTGGTGGATCAAACACAACTAGATTAAATGTGTTGTCTTCAAAAGGCATGTCACGAAAATCACCGATAATATCAGGGTCTACATTGACCTTTTTGTCATGTATCTCAAATGTTTCTTGCCTAATGTCCATAAAAATTGTGTGACTTTCGTTTTTATCAAACCAAAACATACGACTGCCACAGCAAGCGTCAAGAATTTTAATTTTTGACATATATACCTCCTAAAACGGCAAACCGTCATTTGGGAGGTCAAAGGGGTTAGGATCGGTAAAAGGTGAGCTATTCCCATTTTGGAAACTGTTGCCTTGTCCGTGCTGACTGTTGCGACTCTCTAGCAGAACTACACTCTCAGCGATTACCTCAGTCACATATCGACGCTGACCGCCTTTCTCGTAAGATCTAACTTGTATGCGTCCAATGAGCCCAATAAGAGAGCCCTTGCTGCAATACTGAGCAATGATGTCAGCTGTACCTCTCCACGCTTGGAAATTGATAAAATCAGCCTCACGGTCTCCATTTTCATTTTTGAAATTGCGATTGACTGCAAGCGTGCCCTGCAAGCTAGATACATTGTTAGGCGTTTTTCGTAGATCAGGAGGCGCTACAAGCCTCCCAACCAGTGTAACGTTGTTAATCATCTAATCCATCCCTTCGTACAAGCTTTTTCCAAGTTGTTCCTCAAAATCTTTTTCATCTTCGGGGTCTAATGCAGCCAACTCTGTGACAACTCTTATTTTCGTTTCTCTACACGGCTGATAACCGTATTTGGCATATCTCAACATCCTATTAAATGTACTTATGGGATACGGCAAAGCATTATCAACAACTAAACGTTTTGTGTGCAAGTGCTCAAAGAAATCCTCATGAAATGTGACTTCAAAAACAGCCATATAATCATCTTCATCCAAATTGTCATAATTTTTGTAATAAGCAAACTTCGTTATTGTGAAATCAAAATTTGAAATAACTTGTTTTGGATTTCCGTATGTGTTTCTGATGAGCTCTAAACGAACTTTATCTTTTATAGAATATATAGACCAGCAATTTTTGTTTTCGTACGAAAATTTCCAGTCTTTTGGTTTCTCTTTTATAAGTTGTTTATAATATCTCTGAGCTTCGATAAAATCCTGGTTGTTTTCAAAGAATATGTCTAGGTCTTTAACTGGTTCGCCATTAAAAATATTCTTAAAGCAACCTCCAGCAATATATCCTTTATGGCCCACTAGAAATTTATCAAGCCACCAAAGTTGTCTATAATTAAGTAAATCACTCTTTCTAAAATTCATATTCCCCTCCTGGGTTGTGCCACCAGACCATGAGGTCTTCCTGATTATCTCTGATGTACTGCTCAAATTTTTCAAAGTGGACGATAGCATGTTTTAAGCGTTGCATACCCTCTCCAGATTTTGAGCAAAAGCTGAAAACTTTAAAGACAGGCTCAATCATGTCAATAATTTCTACGACTTGGCCATTGAGATTCCAGACGCTATCCTCTCCCACCTTAAAATCTAGGATAAACTCATCCCCTAGGTTGTGGATAACCTGCAATTTCTTGCCGTCCGAGTAGATGGCTACGCTGTCAGATATTTTTCTGATGTCCATGGTTACCCTCCCCATTGACTCTGGAGAAATATCCCAAGATTTTTCTATCTCCAATTTCCTTTTTTCGCCATACAGAGTCGCTAATAGGTCCTCTATTTTTCCTATTAACTCATCAGGCACCCCATATTCAGCCAATTCTTCTGAAATTTTTTCAATTTCTGTCATACTTACCACCCACATTGTTCATTTAGTTCAGCCTGAGTTAATGGCTCGATACGTTGATAACCGCTGACTTGATAGTTCTTTTTAAAATCAAATCCGAGTTGACTTAGACCAGCCTTGAAACGGTCTTTTTCGGCTGTGTCTACAAAATACACCTCTAAAGTCATTTTTTGGGCATATCGTTTTAGGTCATTTTCAGCCCCTCTAAGAGCGTTAGGCTCATTTTGGAGGATTTGTCCACCGTCCAAGATTTTGCCCGTTTCTGGGTCAAAATTTGGGGTTTCCGTTGATTTTGGAGCCTGTTCTTGCTGTTTGGTTTGTTGGGCTGCTAAAAGTTCCTGACTTTCTCGCTCTGCTCGTTCTTGAGCCTGTCTGATTTCTTCCTTTTGTTTTTCAAACTCATAATCAGCTTTGATTTGTTCAAAGGCTTCAGCAAGAGTCAAGTCTTTCAGCTGTCTAATGTAAGGTGAGTCAGTCATGCCATACTCAGCACATAACCCTGAAATAGCTGACTTGGCTTTTTCAAATTCTTGTTGTTTCTGAAATTCAAATGTGACCATGTCATCAAGTGACTTCATAGTGGCTTTTTTAAGCGTCACGCCATCTGCCATAAAATCGCTAGCTTTGACATACTCAAGGGCCTTTTCATCAAAGAGACGAGGATCCAGCATGTACTCAGCTGATTTGTTGGCTAGGTAGCCTTTGACTGTGTCAATTCGGACAGCCTTTTGATGTTCTTCAAACTCTTTGACATCACCAGCAATTTTGGTAATGATGTCTTTTAGAGGCTGGATGGCATTCTTGACATACTTGTCAAATTCATCAGCTGGTTCAGATAAGACTTTCTTATTCCTGATCCGTTCATCAGAAACCTGCTTGTCTAATTTTCGTAGATCGGCAAGTGTCTGCTTGTCATCCTTGATAGTTGCAGCCGTAACCGTGTAATTTTGATACTTTGCTACAACCTCATTGATATTCTGCTCAAATTTCTCACGGTCAATGATTTCAACCTGTGCTTGTGTTACTTTTACCTGTAATTCTTGCATGTTGTCCTCCTAATATTCAAGTTCACCGTCTAGCAACTCGCCCTGGATTGTTTCCTCAGTTTGAGCAGGTTCGGGATCTGCATGATTTGCCTCTTGCTCTTTGTTGAATTGCTCAATTTCAGCCATCTTGCGTGCTACGACATCCTCACGGCTCTCTTGAGGTGTGACGTCTTTGATACGGTCAAATGTCTCTCCACCGTCGTCCTCTGTGTACATGTTCCCCAAGTCCTCAGGGAAAGCCTCTCTAAGAGCATTTACTAGAGCCACTTTCCTGATCATGGTAGCTGGCATGGTGTTCCATGTACTTTGTTTCTTGTCATATTCCTCACGACTGACAAAAATTTCCACAGGTACCTTGAAATTTTTGCGGTGCACTCTAGCCCATCCGCCTATCAGTGTATCTTCTGGGAGCATGATTGCCCCTTTGCGTTCGTGCATAACACCCTCACTGTCTACTACCACTACTCCAGCCTCAAAGCCCTCATAGTCTTTACATTGGGCGGCACGTTTCAAGAAAGCCTCTTTAGAGACAATTAAGCTAAACTCTTTGCCCCCATTACGGTTTGTGTAAGCTACAATGTAGACCTCGTTAGCAAATGGGTTAAGATTGCGACCTTTACACAAGGCTAGCGCCTGACCTACTTGTTTTTCAGTCAGTAGGTTTTGTGGGTCAAAATACTTTTTGATGTCTGCCCCGGTCAATAAACTTGGGTCAGTAGTGATGTTACGTTTTGTCTGTGTTGCTAATTGATTATTAGTCATTTTCTTCTCTTTTTCTTTTAGTAATTAAACATTGTCCCACAGTATCCAGCTTCTTCTAATGCTAATCGGTTCAAATAGTGTGACATATCGCTAATACTCATTTTTCTAACCATTTTCTCGGTTAGATAATCGCCATCAATTTCTTCTCTCATTGCCTCTCTAAGTTCTTGTTTCCATTTTTTGTAATATAATCGTTTTTTCATTTCTTTCTACCTTTCGTCTTCTTCAAATTCCAATTTTCACGCTCTAAATGCTCTCTATTCATAGGCTAACAATCTCCTACATAGATCCATTGACCAGCGCTGAAAATCCACTCAGCTGGGTCACGTTCTTCTCGTTCTTCAGGCGGTTGCATTATATCTCTGTCATAATCAAACATGAGCATACACCTTCCCAAGCTCCAGCAATTCGTTTTTTTCTTCATGATTGGCCAAAAGCCAGACACGGTTTTCAATTTCAATCTTTGTCATCTTCCTGCTCCACCTCTTCAATTTTCACTTCGCTATTTAGACGTTTCATGGCTTCATCTACCGACTTGCCGCCCAGGACGTCCTTGAGCATGTGGCTTACATCGTGCATTGTTTGAGCCTTCGCCTTGCTTCTTTCAGTCTCTGGCATCAATCCGACATCTTGTAGAGCCAGAAAGGCTAAACTGACATCGTGCATTTCTTTCTGAAGCTGTTTGATTTTTTTGATTGTTTTTAGTGCTTTAAACATATTGTTCTCCTTTTATTCTCCTACTTTCCAAATTCGGCAACGTGACTCAATTTCTGGTAGTTTTTCATTTTGATAAACCCAATCGTTACCATGAACACCTGATGCGATGTAAGATATAGATTTTAAGTAATCAATCGCTTCTTCTTTTGTTTCAAAAACTCTTGCAATATAGTCTTGGTGCCCCGTCGGTAAGAAATCACGTCCAATCAAACTGAAATCCTCGTTTCCAGTTTCAGTATTCTTGACATAAATCGATATAATGTACATCTACATTTCTCCTTGCAGTCTAGCCTTGATATCAAAGTTTTCTTTGTACTTGTAGGCAGCAAGCTCCTGCTTCAAGTCATGGTTTTCTTGCTCACGCATAAAGCGACGTTTGCGCTCTTCGAGAAGGTCATTGCTAACCTCAATAGCAACCTCTCTCCAGTCAAGGTTGACTGATTTAAGAACTCCTTCAAGTCTGAGTTTTAATTTAGTAAGTAGTTTCATTAAGCTACATCCTCCTCGTTGTCGAGCATTTCATTTACAATTCCGTTCCAAATGTCATAAAAACGATGATTTTCTGGGATGATAATTAGTTCATCTGGTTCTAATTTTCGGCCGTAAGCATATACTGTGACTTTCATTTTATCTTCCTACTTTTTTAATTATCTTCATCTTGTTTAGGCAAACTAGGAATTGTTAACGACCCTTTTCTGTTGATAAAGTATTGAATTAAAGAAGGATGATCGTCACTCCATCTTCCGTTGTATAGCTCTAAAAAAGTTAATAGCAATTTTTTCTTTGCAAATCCTTCGATATCTTCTGATGTCAAATCTGATTTCTTCAATTGTGTCAACATTCTGTTTTCATCAAAAACTGATGTTGTATACAAAGTCCATAAAACAGATTGTAAAAATGGTTTGTTAGGCAGTTTTGTTTCGTTTAAAACGCGTTCGTAGAACTTACAAAATTCTCTTAACTGTTTTTCGTTTGAAAATACATAATCGCCTTTTTTTAATTTTTTGACTATGTGTGCTGCCGTACCATCACGTCTTCCTGAACCAGCTACGATTACCATCTTGTCACTAAGCAATTCGTTCTCGTCTAAAAATTTAGCTAATTTAACAAATTCAGGATCTCCCTCTAAAGCGAACGAATACACATAATCTTGTAATGCCCAGTTGACAGCTGATGTATTCATCGAAATTACTGTCTTGAAATTAGCGGTCGGATCAATTATGTAGCGCACTGGTTTTCTATGTTTTCTCAAGTAATAAAGACGATGTTGCCCGTCGATAACTTCCATTTTTTCATTTACCAAAATCGGCTGACGTTGTCCCTCAGAAAGTAGCTCCTCTTCCAATTTAGGATTTTCAGTTATTTTTCTATTACTAATTTTGCGAAACATATCATATTCAGTAGTTGTTAAAATTTCATTTGTATTTAAGTTCATATTCATGTTATAATCCTCTTGTAAAGTTTTTTAGTATGCGCCTGATTGCCGTCAGGTGCTTTTTGTTGTCTTCTAGACTGTCTTACTTTCCATTGCCCTGAGTTCTATCTCATGGCTGACTTGTTTCAATAGCTTCTCACACGCTATTTTAGCTTCTCTGTACGTTGTGTTTTCGCTGATGAAATAATCAGCAAGTTCGATGATTTTATCTTCCAATTCTAACTACCTTTCAAATGTGGTATAATCAAAATAAAATGATTGGAGAAATCTTATGAATAATTTTAGTTTTATAGAAACACTTGCGATCGCTGCCATACCTGCCTTTGTTTCTGGCATGTGGTCTTACATCGCTGCTAAAGGAAACAGCAAGCATGAAATTGATAAAATTAACATTGCACACTCACAAGAGCTTGAAAATGTCGAAAATCAATTTAAACAAGATATGGAAAAAATGCAAAAGCAACACTCACAAGAACTTTATTCGCTGCAACAAACTCACGAATTAAGATTACTTGAACTTGAAAAAGTATCTCAACTAGACACTCAAACCGACCAAGGATTAAAGATAAATGACCTAATTTTTAAAGCTATTTCAGGAGAAATATCTGCAGATGTAGCAATAAAAAATATGAGCACTCTTAGTCATTTCGCGAACAAGCAACAACCTTCCGATCTTCAAAAACAATTTGTGAAAAAATTATCCAAGAAAAATCACAAATGATACTTTTTCTTGATACGCTCTATCTCAGAATCAAACCACATTTTGTGGTTTTTAATTTTCTTTTTCAGATGATGCTTACCAGCTAAGTAAGCAATTAAATTCGTGATAAAACTAGCAATCATTGATATGCCTAGTATCGTAAGAAAAGATTCATTCATCGTTCTACTCCTTTCTCTCTTTTTTCGCTCTATGAGCAACAACCTGCCAAGGATTCGAACCTTGGTGATACCAATCAGGCTACATTTAATTTATCAAGCATTCCTGCAAATGCTGCATCAAAACGAATGTCATCGATTTCCTCTTGAGTGAAACCAGAATCGAGAAGGTAACGCTCTTGGCGTTCAATCTCCTCTGCTAACTCTGTCCATCCAAAAGCGAATTGACGGCAGTTAGTACAGAATGCTTCAAGCTGGCTGTAAAGGAAGTTTTCCTCGTAAGTGCCTTGGATTAAAGTTTCCTTAGCTACTGCTTTAAAGATGTTGATTGCTTTCTCGTTTAATGTGTTCATGGTGTTTCCCTCCGGTTTGTTTTTGTTATTTCCTTAAGCTTGATTATATTATACTACGATTTAAATCGTATGTCAATGATTTTTCGAATTTTTTCGTAATTTTTTCGAATTTTTTATTTACAAAATCGAAAATAAACGGTATTATATAGTAAAGAAGATAGGAGGTAAAAATATGGCAAGAGGACGAGGGAAATTAACTCCTCAAGATAAAGAGGATATGAAAGTCTTTTCTGCAAATCTTAACTCAATTTTATCTGATAGAAATTGTAAACAAGCTGAGCTGTCTCGAGCAACAGGAATACCGCCTAGTACATTGACAGGGTATGTAAAAGGAACTTCTTTGCCAATCCCTGGTAATGTTCAAAAAATTGCAGATTTTTTTGGAGTTCCTAAATCTGTATTAGATCCTAGATTTATAACTAATAATTTCATGGTCAATGACTCTTCTTCTAATACTCCCCAAATTCAAACCATCTACGACGAACTAGAACCACCTAGACAGGGCAAAGTCCTGAATTATGCAAAGAGGCAACTGAAAGAGCAAAAAAACGAAGAAGAAACGAAGATAAACGAAGTATCAGAAGCTATTCGGCTCTACAGTTACGACTACTACGACCACCCAGCTTCCGCAGGTACAGGCCAGTATTTGAATGATGTACGAGTGGAACGGATTGAGTTACCAGTAGATGTTGATGCTGACTTTGTCATCCCCATCAAAGGTGACTCCATGGAGCCTGACTACCACGATGGTGACCTGGTATTCATTCAGACAAGTGTAGATTTGAATGACGGAGTTATCGGAGTATTCAACTACAACGGCGATGCTTATATCAAGCAGCTTGTTATTGATGAAGACCAGGCTTACCTACATAGCCTAAACCCTGAATATAAAGATATGCCAATTACACCAGACACCGACTTCCGAATTATCGGCGAAGTCGTGGATTTGTATAGGGAGAAATAACATGAGTAACGAAAGTAGACCGATGGAAGTGATTAAACACAACCTAGATTGCAAATGCCACAGACGAAGAGAGTGGATTAGAGTAAATGATAAATGGCATGCTATCGAGTTTTCGGTAGACGATCCAAACGAACCTCCTATGACAGAGGAAGAGAAAGCCAACGTGGCCTTAATTCTTCAACAACACTTATCGAAAGAATAAAACCAACTGTTTCCAAAATGGAAATAATTGCAAACAAAAAAAGCCTCACGCTCTCAAAGTTTGGCGACTCCGAGCGTGAGGCTAGTGGCAAGAAAAACTTTTCAAAAGATATTACCTTTTGAGACGTTTTCTTGTACCTATTTTATCAAAAAAGGGGTACAAATTCAATGAAAACAACGAATAAAGTCGCAATCTACGTCAGGGTGTCCACTACTTCGCAGGTGGAAGAGGGTTACTCTATCGATGAGCAGAAAGACAAGCTTGAAGCCTACTGTAAAATCAAAGACTGGAAAATCTACGATGTCTACGTTGATGGTGGTTTCTCAGGTGCTAACACTCAAAGACCTGAATTGGAGCGTTTAATCTCAGACGTGAAGCGCAAGAAAGTCGATATAGTGCTAGTCTACAAGCTAGACCGCCTCAGTCGTAGCCAGAAAGATACTCTGTTTCTGATTGAAGATGTGTTTGCTAAAAACGATGTGGCATTTATCAGCTTGCAAGAAAACTTTGACACTTCTACGCCTTTCGGCAAGGCTTCAATCGGTATGCTATCAGTATTCGCTCAGCTGGAGCGTGAGCAGATTAAAGAGCGTATGATATTAGGAAAAGAAGGACGGGCAAAGAATGGAAAATCCATGTCATGGACGACAATACCATTCGGCTATGATTACTCAAAAGAAACTGGCGTCTTATCAGTGAATCCGACCCAAGCGCTCATTGTCAACCGTATTTTCACGGAATACTTGAACGGTAAGCCAGTAGTCAAGATCATCAGAGACTTAAATGCTGAAGGTCACGTTGGAAGAAAAAGACCTTGGGGCGAAACAATCACGAAATACTTGCTGAAAAATGAAACCTATTTGGGAAAAGTAAAGTACAAAGATAAGGTATACGAGGGGCAGCATGAACCAATTATCACTCAAGAATTGTTTGACTTAGTCCAGCTTGAAGTCGAAAGAAGGCAGATTTCAGCCTATGAAAAATATAACAATCCAAGGCCGTTCAGGGCAAAGTATATGCTTTCTGGATTAATGAAATGCGGATATTGTGGTGCTTCACTTGGTCTGAGATATACAAGAAAAGACAAGAATGGAATCTCTCATCATAAATACCAATGCAGGAACCGACACAGCAAAGATTTAGAAAAAAGATGCGAATCAGGGTGGTACTCTAAAGAGGAACTTGAAAGGGGTGTAATCAAGGAACTTGAAAGAATTAAATTTGATCCAAAATATAAAAATGAGACACTCGCTAAGAAAGAAGAGACTATCAAGGTCGAGGAGATAAAGAAACAACTCGAACGGATAAATAATCAAGTCTCAAAATTAACAGAATTGTACTTGGACGAAATCATCACTCGGAAAGAGTTGGACGAGAAAAATGATAAAATCAAAACAGAAAGGCAATTCCTGGAAGAACAGCTCGAAAATCAAAAATCGAATGTTCTGAGCATCCGAAAGAGAAAGCTAACACGGCTACTAAAGGACTTCGATGTTGAAAAATTAAGCTACGAAGATGCTTCAAAAATTGTCAAAAATATCATAAAAGAAATTATTGTTACAAAAGACGGCATGTCGATAACGCTAGATTTTTAAAGGGTCTAGCGTATTTCTGTATTTTAGTCAAAGTAATTATGATTGGGCGTTTAACGTCTACACCAGAATTGCACAAAACCAACAATGACAAGTCGGTAGCGCGAGCAACTATCGCTGTGAACCGTCGTTACAAAGACCAAAACGGTGAACGTGAAGCTGATTTTGTCAATATGGTCCTATGGGGCAGACTAGCAGAAACTTTGGCAAGCTACGCAACCAAAGGTAGTCTCATTTCCGTTGATGGAGAATTGCGTACCCGTCGCTTTGAGAAAAATGGCCAAATGAACTACGTGACCGAAGTACTTGTCACAGGATTCCAACTCTTGGAAAGTCGTGCTCAACGTGCTATGCGTGAAAATAATGCAGGCCAAGATTTGGCAGATTTGGTCTTGGAAGAGGAAGAATTGCCATTTTAATACTCTTCGAAAATCTCTTCAAACCACGTTAGCTTTATCCACAACCTCAAAGCAGTGCTTTGAGCAGCCTGCGGCTAGCTTCCTAGTTTGCTCTTTGATTTTCATTGAGTATAAACATTAAAAAGTCTGAGTTGGTCTCAGGCTTTTTATCTTGAGAAAGTCAGACTTTTTTCTTGACTATTTCTGACCAAGTGATACAATAGAATTATGAATTAGCACTCAAGTTCAAAGAGTGCTAATAATATCTATCTCATTATGGAGGAAATCAGATGTTGAAACCATTAGGGGACCGTGTGGTCTTAAAAATAGAAGAAAAAGAACAAACCGTTGGGGGCTTTGTCCTTGCAGGCTCAGCCCAAGAAAAAACCAAAACAGCTCAAGTTGTGGCTACTGGACAAGGTGTTCGTACCTTGAACGGTGACTTGGTTGCTCCAAGTGTTAAAACTGGAGATCGTGTCTTAGTTGAAGCCCACGCAGGTCTTGATGTCAAAGATGGCGATGAAAAGTACATCATCGTAGGCGAAGCTAACATTTTGGCAATCATTGAGGAATAGAAGGAGAAAGTAAGTATGTCAAAAGAAATTAAATTTTCATCAGATGCCCGTTCAGCCATGGTTCGTGGTGTCGATATTCTTGCAGACACTGTTAAAGTAACCTTGGGACCAAAAGGTCGCAATGTCGTTCTTGAAAAGTCATTCGGTTCACCCTTGATTACCAATGACGGTGTGACCATTGCCAAAGAAATCGAATTGGAAGACCATTTTGAAAATATGGGTGCTAAGTTAGTATCAGAAGTAGCTTCTAAAACCAATGATATCGCAGGTGACGGGACTACGACTGCAACAGTCTTGACCCAAGCTATCGTCCGTGAAGGAATCAAAAACGTCACAGCAGGTGCAAATCCAATCGGTATTCGTCGTGGGATTGAAACAGCAGTTGCCGCAGCAGTTGAAGCTTTGAAAAACAACGCCATCCCTGTTGCCAATAAAGAAGCTATCGCTCAAGTTGCAGCCGTATCTTCTCGTTCTGAAAAAGTTGGTGAGTACATCTCTGAAGCAATGGAAAAAGTTGGCAAAGACGGTGTCATCACCATCGAAGAGTCACGTGGTATGGAAACAGAGCTTGAAGTCGTAGAAGGAATGCAGTTTGACCGTGGTTACCTTTCACAGTACATGGTGACTGATAGCGAAAAAATGGTGGCTGACCTTGAAAATCCGTACATTTTGATTACAGACAAGAAAATTTCCAATATCCAAGAAATCTTGCCACTTTTGGAAAGCATTCTCCAAAGCAATCGTCCACTCTTGATTATTGCGGATGATGTGGATGGCGAGGCTCTTCCAACTCTTGTTTTGAACAAGATTCGTGGAACCTTCAACGTAGTAGCAGTCAAGGCACCTGGTTTTGGTGACCGTCGCAAAGCCATGCTTGAAGATATCGCCATCTTAACAGGCGGAACAGTTATCACAGAAGACCTTGGTCTTGAGTTGAAAGATGCGACAATTGAAGCTCTTGGTCAAGCAGCGAGAGTGACCGTGGACAAAGATAGCACGGTTATTGTAGAAGGTGCAGGAAATCCTGAAGCGATTTCTAACCGTGTTGCGGTTATCAAGTCTCAAATCGAAACTACAACTTCTGAATTTGACCGTGAAAAATTGCAAGAACGCTTGGCCAAATTGTCAGGTGGTGTAGCGGTTATTAAGGTCGGAGCCGCAACTGAAACTGAGTTGAAAGAAATGAAACTCCGCATTGAAGATGCCCTCAACGCTACTCGTGCAGCTGTTGAAGAAGGTATTGTTGCAGGTGGTGGAACAGCTCTTGCCAATGTGATTCCAGCTGTTGCTACCTTGGAATTGACAGGAGATGAAGCAACAGGACGTAATATTGTTCTCCGTGCTTTGGAAGAACCCGTTCGTCAAATTGCTCACAATGCAGGATTTGAAGGATCTATCGTTATCGATCGTTTGAAAAATGCTGAGCTTGGTATAGGATTCAACGCAGCAACTGGCGAGTGGGTTAACATGATTGATCAAGGTATCATTGATCCAGTTAAAGTGAGTCGTTCAGCCCTACAAAATGCAGCATCTGTAGCCAGCTTGATTTTGACAACAGAAGCAGTCGTAGCCAATAAACCAGAACCAGTAGCCCCAGCTCCAGCAATGGATCCAAGTATGATGGGCGGGATGATGTAAGCTTTCTATAGAAAACAACTTATAAAAAACACAAAAGGAGGGAATGACTAACCCTTCTTTTTATAGGCTCTTTGTCAACTGTAGTGGGTTGAAGTCAGCTAAGCT